TCAAGAAGTTTTAGCAAAAATACTTCTGGTGGTTTTGGAACTTTAACTGTTGGTACTTATTATTTAAATATAAGAACAGCAACAGCAATGACATTTACAAATATACAATGGACTTTTACTGGGGATATACAACAACCACAAGCTCCTAATGGATGGACAAATATATATGAAACAAATCCATCGCCACAATCAACATCAAAAGAGTTTAACGCAACACTTGATTTGGAATTTGTAATTACAGAACAAATACCAATAATAAGGACAATAGATTTTATGAACGCTTTGTTTCGTATGTTTAATTTAACAGCTTATTATGATAATCAACCTTTATTGGTAAATGGTAATACTAATCCAGATTTTGGTAAAATTAAAATACAAACACTTGACGATTTTTATGGAACTAACTTTAATACTTGGAATATATCAAACTATGTAAAAGTAGATAAAAGTTCTATTAATGTTGGTTTACCTTACAATGAAATTAGTTTTTCTTATCAAGGTTTAAAAACATTATTAGCTGCTACATTTTCACAAGAAAATAGCACAGCTTGGGGAGCATTAAAATATTCAGGTGGAACAAGATTAACAGGACCAAACACTTCTTATAAAATTATAGTTCCTTTTGAACATATGCAATATGAAAGGTTATTTAATCAATCGAATACTACTCAAGCAACAACTATTCAATACGGAAGATTTGTAGATGATAACGAAGAACCTTATTTAGGTAAACCCTTATTATTTTATCCTATTAAACAAACTAACGGAACTGAAATTTCATTTATGAATACAACTACTACAAACGTAGCAATAGATGATTATATAATACCATCTAATAGTCAAGAATTAGCTTTTAGTACAAGTACAAGCAATATAAATTTTAACGAAGAAAGAAACGAATATACTGGAGCAAGTGGTTTTACAGGAACATTATTTCAAAATTTTTATAATACTTATATAAGTAATGTGTTCAACACTAAAAGAAGAATAATAAAAGTAAGTTGTTATTTGCCTTTAAATATTATTTATAAATTACAAATGAATGATATTATAGTTATTAATAATCAAGATTACATAATAAACAAAACAGATATAAATTTAATTACAGGAGAAACAAAATTTGAATTATTAAATAAAGTATGATAAAAGAAATAGTAAGCTTATTAAAAATTGTAGATGGTAAATCTGAAAATATTAAAATAGCAAAAGGAAAATATAAATTAGCAACAAATTGGAAAGAAGCAATAAAACAAATTAAACAGATATGGGAATAAGTAAAGTAATTGTAATTAGTGCAGATACAAAGGAAGCTCAAAAAGCACTTAATAAAGTCAATTTAACTATTGAACAACAAGAAGATTTGTTAAAAGATACACAAAGACAAATCGAAAAACTTGAAGATTTAAGAGATAAAACAAGTAAAAAAGATGCTAATAGAATTATTAAATATAATGATGAAATAAAAAAACAAAATAAAAATCTTAAAAGAACTAAAACAAGATTAACAGAAAACAAACAAGCAAGAGCAAAAGCTAATAAAGAATTACAAACTACTATAAAAGAACAAAGAGATTATTCAGGTGTTCTTGGAATGATTGATAAACAAACAGGTGGAGCTATAAGCGGATTCCAAGGAATGATACAAGGAATAGGTGGTGCTACTAAAGGATTCAAATTAATGAAAGTTGCAATAATCGCAACAGGAATTGGTGCATTAGTTATTGGAATAACAGCAGTAGCAACCGCATTAACAAATTCTGAAGCAGGACAAAATAAATTTGCAAAGATGATGACACAAATAGGAGTGGTCATAGGAAATGTAACTGATATTTTAGGAAACTTTGGTAATGCAATAATGTCTTTTGTAACAGGTAATTTTGATGATGCACTTGAATCAATAAATAAAGTAACTGAGGGAGTTAAAAACTTTGGAGAGGAAACTAAAAAAGAAATTAAACTTGCAGGAGAATTAGCAGATAAAAGAGCGGAAGCGGACAAAATTGATAGAGATTTGTTACTTGAAAGAGCGGAAGCAAATAGAAGATTTAACGAACTTAGAGAAAAAGCAGCGGACAAAGAAAACGTAAGTATAGGAGATAGAATAGCGGCATTAAAAGAGGCAGGGAGAATAGATGAAGAAATTACTAAAAAAGAAATTGCTGCTGCTAAATTAAGATTTGAAGCTAAAAAACTGGAAAATTCATTAAGTGAATCTACAAAAGAAGACTTAGATGAACAAGCAAGACTACAAGCTGAATTAACTAATTTAGAAACAGCAAGATTAAAAAAAGCTAAAACACTTACAGCAGAAATCACTACAAATTTAAGGGAAGCTGAAGCTGAAAGAAAAGGTATAGAAGCAAAAGCAAAAGCTGACCAAAAAGTAATAGACGATGAAAAAATAAAAAAAGAAAAAGAACTTGTTGATTTAAAAAAGAATATTAGAGATGCCGAAGCAGTTAGTGAAGAAGATGCAAGAGCACTTGAATTAACTAAAATACAAGAACATTATCAAAAACTTATAGATGCAGCAATAGCAAACGATTTAGTTACTGATGAATTAGAAGCAGCGAGAGATGAAAAGTTAAAAGAAAAACAAGGCGAGTTTGATGAAAAAGATGCTGAAAGAAAACAAAAAATTATAGACGATGCTACCTTACAAGCTGAAGCATTAAAAAAGATTGAAGATGATAAAAAGAAACAACAACAAGATACATTCAACAATGCAGTTCAATTAGCAGGAGAAACAACCGCATTAGGTAAAGCATTACTTTTAGCTAAACAATTATTATTAGCAAAAGAATTTATTTTAAATGCTAAATCTTCTATTGCAAATGCTAAAAAAGCAGTATCAGATACAATAGTCACAGGGTCTGAAGCAACTGCTGAAGTTTCAGGTTCAGTAGCAAAAGCCGCAAATACTGCTCCACCACCTTTTAATATACCTTTTATATTAACAGCGATAGCTACAGGAGCGAGTGTTTTAAGTGCGGTAAATGCAGCAGTAGGTTCAACTAAAAAAGCCGCTTCACAAGTAGGAGGAGGAGGAGGAGGAGGAAGCATACAAACTCCATCTATTACTCCTGCATCTGCACCACCTGCTTTCAATGTAGTAGGAGCAAGCGACACAAATCAATTAGCAACCGCTATTGGAGGACAAGCACCTGCACGAGCATATGTAGTAAGTAATGACGTTACTACCGCTCAAGGACTTGAAAGAAATATTATAGAAGGTGCAACTCTATAAAAGCAAAAATTAAAAATAAATACGTTATATTATTATGAGAATTATAGAATTAGTGCTCGATGAGGAACAAGAAGAATCTGGAGTTGATGCAATAAGCATAGTTGAATCTCCTGCCATTGAAGAAGATTTTGTTGCTTTAAAAAATCAAGAATTAAAACTTGCTGAAGTCAGTAAAGATAAAAAACTCTTAATGGGGGCATTACTTGTTCCTAATAAACCGATATATCGAAAATCAGGCGAAGATGAATATTATATTTATTTTTCAAAAGATACAATTTCAAAAGCTTCACAATTATATTTAAAAAATGGTAATCAAAATAATTCTACATTAGAACATCAACATTCTTTAAGTGGTTTAACGCTTGTTGAATCTTGGATTGTTGAAAGTGAAATAAATGACAAAAGTAGAATGTATAATATGAATGTTCCAATAGGTACTTGGATGGGTACTGTAAAAGTTAACAACGACGAAGTTTGGAATGAATATGTCAAAACAAATAAAGTTAAAGGATTTTCTATTGAAGGTTATTTTGCGGATAAAATGGAATCGCCAAAAGAATCAGTTGAAGAAAAAATGGAAGTTAAAAATAGTAAATTACTTCAGTCTATAAAAGATATTTTAAATGCCTAAAAGAATAAGAAAAAATGTTGGTCCTAATAGTGTAGGATATATTCCTGCAAGAAGTTCACAAAATGGCGGTCAAAGAGCGTGTTTGTGTCCTGATGAAAATACTTATTCAAGGGAATGTTGCGATGGTTCTATATGGGCTCAGGGCATCGGTTCAATAACACGAACAATATGAAAATACAAAATTAAAAATTAATCACGTTATATATATATTATGAAATCTACAGAAATGTTAAACAAAATCAAGACACTTTTAGATATGAAGGTAAAACTTGAAGAAATGAAACTTGAAAACGGTACTTTAATAGAATCGGAATCTTTTGAAAAAGGTAAAGAAATTTTTATTAAAACAGACGATGAAAAAGTAGCGATGCCAGTCGGTGAATATATTCTCGAAGATGGAAGACTACTTGTAGTTGAAGAAGAAGGAATTATTGGAGATATGAGAGAAGTATCTGATGAAGTTCCACAAAAAGAAGAAGCGAAAGAAGAAACAGAGGATATGTACGACGACAAAGAAAAAAAGATGGAAGATGACGGAAAAGAAGCTGATGTAGAAGATTGGGCAGGTATGGAAAAAAGGATAAAAAACCTTGAAGATGCCATTTCTGATATGAAATCTAAAATGGATTACAAAAAAGATGAAGATTATATGGAAGAGGAAGAAGTTGAAATGGAAGTTTCAAGACAACCTAAATCAAGAACAGTTAAAGAAGAATTTAATGAAGTAGAAGAAAAAGTAAAAGAAGAACTTTCTCAACCTTCAGCAAATCCTATTAAACATAATCCTGAATCAAGTAACAAAAAATCTACAAATGGTTTCTTATATTCTCAAAAAAGAGTAGGAACTGCATTAGATAGAGTTTTAGCAAGATTAAATAAATAATAACAAATAAAAATTAAATAAAAAAAATGAGCACTTTCAACTATTTATCAAATGATGTGGAACGAAATCAAGTTTCACAAAAGACATTATCTGCATCAGTTTCAGTACCTGCAGGAGATGCAAGTATAGACCATAATATTGCTACAGATGCATTAGTAATAAGTTTACCAAAAATAAATTCAGGGAATTTAGGAATGACTTTCTTATTTAGAAACTCAGGAGCAGATGGAAATAACATTATTACATTAAGCCCTCACTCAACTGATGGTTTTAATGGTAGTATCGCTAACGCTGCAGCTGATTCAGTAGCAAGTGGAGTAGTAGATAAAGATTGGGTTAACACAAAAGCAACTTCTAACAAGGGAGACTATGTCGTAATAAGAGCAGTAGCATTAACAGAATGGTACATAATCGGCGGTGTAGGAATCTGGGCATCTGAAGCATAATAATTAATAAATAAATAAATAATAAAAAAAATGAGTAATTTAAAAAACGTACAATTAGCAACTGCTGTTAACGTATCGACTACATATTCCGGGGAGTTCGCAGGTGAATACATAGCTGCAGCGCTTCTTTCGGCGAGTACAATCAACGATGGTGGTTTAACAGTAAAAGCAAATATTGGTTACAAAGAAGTAATCAAAAAACTTGCTACAAGTGCTTTGGTTCAACCGGCTACTTGTGATTTTGACCCTACATCAACTATCACACTAACTGAACAAATAATTCAACCAACTGAACTACAAGTAAATT